TTAAAAATGTATTATTAAATAAATCGTAACTTAAGTCCAACATAAATATACGGTTTATTTTATTTCTGCGTAGTTGTGTCCAGTTTTCGTGGAGTAATTAAATTTTAGTAGCGAAGTTATGCTATTCAATAAATTCTCCGACGAATCGTAATCAAGCAATATGGAATCGTATGTGTATAATATAATTTTTGTTTTCTTATCTTTAAGGAAATTTATTACTGCGGAAAATTGCACTACATTAAATATCGTTTCGGTGTTTTGAACAATATAATTAAGTAGTTTTTGTGGTGTTGGATTTTCAATCATTTGCTTGGTGAAACATTTGCCGAATTGTGTACCAACTGTGCTATTATTAATCCACAATCGATTTGTGTAATCATTTACTTGAGAAAAGAACGGCTTATCTTGGAACTCCTTTCTAACACCGCCATATAACTGCTGGAATACTAATTCCTTAATTGTTTCGGGTGTTGATCCTGGAAATTCATTAGCTAATTGATCATATATGTTTCCTGTAAATTCATACCCAGCTAATTTAGCTATAATAGTTGGGTGATATGCTTTAAAGTCAATTTCAACTAATGTATCGTTTTCTGGGATGAATGCGGCACGTTCTCCATTTGTTTTATTTAAAGCTGCAAAATTAATACCATTAAATGCATTTGATGGTCTACCCGTTAATGTATTTAAATTATATTGTGTGTATATTTTACCTTTAGATACTGAAAATTTAGGATTGGGTAATGTTTTAAAATGCTCAATAAATGGTTCCTTTGATAATTTAATACCTTGTTTTTCAATATTATAAAATAACGGAGCAACGTAGTGATTTAAAAATGCGTATGGCTCTAAATCTTCACTAATCTTATTTATAGTTTGCTCAATATGATCATATATATTTTCATATTTTTCATAATGTTTTGCTATAGGAATTAATGTAGATGGTGATTCAGTATAGTATTTACGTTTAAAGTCTGTTTCAACTTTTGATTCGTATTGTTCAATATTAATTTCTTGAAAATGTTGATATGAATTAATCAGTTGCACATCAATTAATTGAGGAGACAACGTAGGGAAATGGTGTAACACCGCTTTCTTATCTAATGTGTATAGGTTGGTGACTTTAGATAGTTTAGCGAGTATATCGGTGATTAATAACGATAATGATTCGGAGTGGTTCACACATAGAATATATCCTTTATGTCCTTTAATCCACCTTACATAAATTAAACTGATGTTTTGTAAAGTAGGATGATAGTTTTCATTCGTTGGAATAATATGAATGAATGTATCTTCGCCAATATGTAACTGATCTAATTGATCTTGTTTTTCAATAATATAAAACATAGTATAACCTTTTACTTAATAATAATAGAGAAATTACAAATTAACAAATGTTTTTAGTCCTGGGATTGTTTTTTCACCTTCTTCGATTTGTTGTTGTAAATCAGGGACAGAAAAATTAATTGCGGTTATTTTATATAATGGGTCTCGTTGTAATGATGTTATAGTATTTTTATTTGATTCCTCGTCTTTTATTTCTTTAATAATATTATTAGGATCATTAGTTTTTTTTGCAAAATAGTATATTCCAGATCTAAGTTGTACTTCATTAGATTGTTTTGGTTTAGAAGGAATATATTTTTCAGCTAAATTTTTAGCATTATCTACATTTTGTTTAACTAGATTATAAGCTGCAGTTCCTAATCCTACAGAAGCAATAATACTAGCAAAAGGGTTAAATTTTGTACTTACTTCATCTAATGGAACTGGTTGTGGGTAAGATTTATCGTTTTCACCAGCATAAGCAACACCACTTATTATATGGTACTTTCCTGAAAATGGTAACCCACTATCAGCATATACAAATTCTCCATCTTTAGAGGGGATATTTACTGTTATTAATGATCTTGGTTTTCTTGACATTTTATCTATTAAATACTTCAGCTTCTTTATTTCTTCTTTTTATTAATCCTTCTAATACTTGACCACCGGCAGTGATAGGGCCTTTACGAATATAATTTGATGCAGCATAATAATCCCCACTTTTTAAAGATATAACAATATTATCTCGTAACGATCCTACATTATACGCGTAACTCACTAATGCTGCTTTTTGTGTATCTTTTAATTTATTCCATATTAATTGTCCAATCTGTTTAATAACTATTGGGGCGTATATACTTTTAATACTATATTCTAAAGTATCAATAGCTTGTTTTTTAGTAAATGTTGTATCTTTTGTTACATCTAAAACAGAACCATTAATAACTATTTTATCACTTCCATACCCCCCACGATATTTAGTTTGATCTATTTTAGCCTTATCTAAAAATCCTTCCATTGAAGCTATTAAAGTTGATGCTATTTTTATCCAATCTCCCGTTAAATTTAGGGTTTTTAACTCATTTAATGCACTATCTACAGTAGATTTAGAATATACTGTTTTTTCATTTGTTAATGGATCATAATCTACTATTAATTTTATATCATAATCTCCTACTACATCATCTGCTTCTTCTATAGGAATAACAAATGGATACCCTTCTAATGTTGTATCCCATACATTGTTATTTATGGAATGAGCTACATTTACAACAATATAACCTACATCAACCCCACTAATTGTTCCTTTATAAGATTGTGGTAAAAATGTTTTATCAACATTAAACAAGTTTCCAATTATAAATCCGGCTAACCCATCTAATGTTAATGATATTTTAGTAGGTAAAAAGGATTTATTTTTGTTTCCGGTAGATTTAACTGAAGTGAAAAAGTTAATGATTTCTTTTAATGCATCTTTATTAGCTATAGCATCTTTAGCTTCAAATCTTCCAGGAGTATTAGTATTTACATCTCCCCTAAATGTATTAAAGAATTTTGCTAGTACTGATAATGCTGATGTAAAATTAACTATTTGAACTCCCTTATTAACAATTGCGCCTCCTAATGAATATATTGGTGAATCTTTTTTGGGAATAACTCTATCCGTTATGCCAGTATTATATGATACTAATGTACTATTATCTAATCCATATGATCCCGCATCTGCTTGGGCTGAAATAGCAATCATAGATGCTTGATTAGCAAATATTTGTGATTCTAATTTTAAGTCCTTTATGATTGATTTATTACTTCCTATTTCAAAAGTAAATGGTGTGTCATTTTTATTTAAATTAACATAATTTAAATCTATAATACGGCCAATTCCATCCCTATCATCAATATGAATTTCAAAATTATTAACATTACCTAATGATATCTGTACTTCTTGTAGTACTGCTTTTAAATAATTAAGTAGTAATAAACTATTTTTACCGGATGGATCCTGTTGGCGTAATGATGGGTCTTTAGCCATTTTATATAAAAACTTAGTGTTTAAATATATATTACCTATAGTTCCAAATGTATGATCACCACTTTTACTTTTTTCTCTAAAGTCTTTTTTTAATCTTTTAAAAACTTTTTCCATCCACCATCTTCCAGATAAACTAGCGGATGTAGTAATTTGGTTTGTTGCTTCTTTTGTTTTTATAAGATCTTCAGTTAATTTTGTATTTTGATTTACATAATCATCTATTGGTTGTAAATTAGCTACATTATATTCATATACTGCTTTAGCATAAGGACCCCATTTACTCCCTTTTATAAAAACTAAATCATTAACTGTACCCGGTGAATTACTATCAAAAACATTTTTAAAATACTGAACAAATTCTTTACCTTTTGCTTTTAGAGTACTTTCTGAAAGGTCAGATGGTTTATCAGGTAATGGATAATTTGCAAAAGTATAAGTATTAGCTGCTCTTTTTATTGTTTCAAAACCTCCTCTTACCCAAATATAATGCTCATTAAACAATTTAGCAAATTCCTCAGGTTTAATTTTTAATGATGCTCCTTTATTTCCTATTAATTCTAAAATATTTTGAGTTTTAAACATATTAAAATTATTGTCATTAATTAATTTTCTTAAAACCTCTACAACTAAATTTTTTATAGGATTATTTACAATAAACCCAGTTATTTTACCTACTTCTTGTGGTGTAGGTTCTACCCAATTAGTATCAATACTAATATTAGATAATATAGTTAGCCAAGTATCATTATTTATTAAGCAAACATCAGGATCAACAGATGTCATTAATGTATTATATAAACAATATAATGGTTCGTTTCCTTTTCCTAAATAACCCCTATCTTTAACAGATAATGATGTTAAGGGGGAGTTTGAATTATCTGGGTTAACAGCAATTATATATGTGTTAAGCAATTCTACAAAACTTTCTAAAGTAATATAAACATCAGAAGATAAAATATCACTTTTTATAATTTTATAATCTGGATCTTCATTGTTTGATACATAATCAATTATAGCGTAATCTATACTTCTTGATACTATGCGATTTATACTTTCGTAAAATTTTAATGAATCTACAGTATTGGGCGAACCATATAATGGTTTAGTTGTTACATTAGGAATTGCAATATTTCCTGCACCTGCGTTTATAATAGGAGCAGCAGCAGCTACACCAGATGCTATACTACATAATCTAAAAGTTTCATATATTAATCCTGATAATATATTCTGTGAATATTCTTCATTTATCCTATTATAACTTATTAATCGCTCGTATTTAATATTTCCCCCATTATATAAATTTATCGGATCATGAAGTAGTCCTGTAAATTTGGGGAGATTTGATTTAGTTGCAACAACGTTTGGATTGACACTAGTATTAACTGTAGATCCTGAAGATGTAGTGGATAAGGAATTTACTAATGATGTAAAATCTACTAATCCAACACTATAATTTACTTTTAATGATTCTAATATTTCACCAGTAGATATAATTTCGGTTTTACAATCATACCCACCATCTCCACGAGCATTCCATGCATAATTAGTAATATATCCAAATAATGAATCGTAGTGGCCTTTAGAGTCTGTAGATCGTTTATGTAAATCATTTAAATAAGAATGTAGATCAACATTTTGCTGAGTAAAAAAGTCATCTTTATATCTTATTGGATTTAATTTACCATCTTCAAAATATGTATTTCTTCCAAATTCTAATAACACAGTATATCCTGGTCGCATATACAATGTTTCTAAGATTTCTAATTGCTTTATATCCCAACATTGAAAATTAACTGTTGCTTGGCGTAAAGAACCATATGCCCCCTTATTCTGTATCTCTACAGAAGTAATACCAGGCATTGGTTTAATACCTAATATATTATTTTCTCCTTTTGTATTTTTTAAAGAATAAGCATTGCTACTTTCTACACCAACACCAAATCGTTGGTTTCCATTAAATAAAGTTCCTCCAGCCAACACATTTTGTGATGCTAAATCAGGCGAACCATTGACATTAACTGATGATGCAAATTTTACCCAAGATGTATTCGAATTTATAAATGTTAATTCTTGTAAAGTCCTATTTTCTTTTCCCGCAATCGTTTGTCGAATACTCAATGAAGATGATATTTCACTTGAAAACGGTTCTTTAAAAATAGACATAACTATAAGTTGTTTACTTGATCAAATAAATTTAATACACTGTTAATATTAGTAGGAACTCTTAATTGAGTACCTGGGATTGGAAACATAGAACCATTAGTTATATTATTATTTGCTACCGAAATAACCCACCATAATTCAGCATCGTTGTAGTAGCTATATGCTATTGAATCTAAGCGATCACCGATTGTTGTTATAACATATTCATCAGTATCTGAGTATGGAATATCAGGGTAAATTTTACCTTTATAGTAACGCTTACCTGCCGATGTTTTATATATTGTGTTCTTATCGTATCTCATTAGAATTGGGGTTGGATTAAATTAAGGACATTATTGCTTGCTATTTGTGCCTCAATAATTTGAGATGCTTCTTGTTTATTTTGTAAATTAAATTTTGTTTGATTTGCAATACCTGTAGTATTGTTATTTGGAGTCGAATTAGTTGTTGTAGTTACACTATCAGATTTTATAGCATCATTTGCATCTGATGGTGTTATATTAAAATTCTTAAACAAATTTACAGGATAGTTATCTTTTTGTCGAGTAACTTTAGTAAATTTATTTGGGATACCTTTATTAAAAGTATCAGAAGTAGCTCCAGTATTAATTAATGCTTTTTCACTTGATATAAAATAATTAGCTCCATTTGGTATTGTTTTACTAAAGAATCCACCTTCTCTTCTATAAGTTGGAAGATCGTTATGAATAACAGTAAAATTAATTGAGACATTTATATTATGTGCTAGTTGTTCATCTATATCCCAACTTGAATCATTAGGTATATCATATGATATATCAGTGATAATACCAGTTTCACCTTTCAAGTAATTTCCTAAGTATAGTCTAGTTAATATACCACCTAATTTATTATTATTATACTGTCCTGCTAATGATGATTCTAAAGCACCTAATGCACGATGACGCTCACGTAATTCAATAATATTAAAACAGGGTATCTGTAGATTAAATGATACAGTACGTTTAAATTTAGAATATACATATAAACTTTCAGAACGACCAATATATGATACATCATTCCAAGTAGCATTTGAATTAACTTTAAATCCGTTTATATATGCGGGGAATATTATTCTGTGTAAATTTTGTGCGGTGAATGGATTAATTAATTGAAAAACAACAGACATATTTTCTCCATCGTTTCTATCATACATTCCATCTAAACGATTTGAGTCATTAGTAATATAGTTAAATAATTCATTATTTTTATCTAATCCAAAATTTTGAGGATTTAATGGTAAATTTGAATTTTGAGGTAATGATTTTGTTTTGTATGAATAATTAGTATTATCCTTACCTACAGACACATTAGCTCCATCATAAGATATAGTGGGTTTTCTGATTTGTTCTTGTAATCGTTGAAATTGGGATTTAATTGGTGATTTAGGAGGTTCATTAATCACACCTTTATCTATAAATGGGGATGAATTAAATTCACTAGACGCCCCATATAAACTACTACTAGTATAAGCGACTCTCCCATTTCTAGCTCCAATATCTGAAAACTCTTTTACTGCTCTAAATTTATCTAAATCATTAGTATAATCAAATCGTCTAATATTTGTAGTACCAACACCAAATTTTGAGCCAGGTCCTCCAATATATTGATCAACTGTAGGGGATAAAAATGGTGATACTAATCTAGATATTCCACTTATCTTATTATTTAAAGAATTTAAAAATGGAGACCCACCGAATATATTTGAAATACCAGCTAATGTATTAGTGAATGTAGAAATACCACCTAATATACCTTTTACTTTAGATTTTAATATATTAACACTAGATTGAGTTATACTAACACCAGGTGTTAATTTATAATATTTGGTTTCTAATTTATTTTGTAGCCCTACTAATCTGTTGTTTTTAGTGGTGTTGTTAGATGTAGCTATATTAATATACTTATAGCTATCTTCCATAAATGGAGTTAAACCAAAACGATCAAAATGATCACCTATATTGCCACCTTCTTGAGCTAATAATGTTTCTTTATTGTAAAATGTTAATGGGGTTAAGCGTGTAGTTGCATTAATACCAGAACCAAATATGTTTCCTTTTGGTAATTCTAAACGAGTATTAGATAATTGTAAACCTGATTGTTTATTAAGGAAGTTAATACCACGTGGAGTTGACTTAATAAGTCTAGATATTCTATCTCTATTTTCTGCTGCTGTATCAGCTATAGTTTTTTCCATACCTACTAGATTGTTATCTTTAATAGGTTTTTGGATGATAGGTTCTGGGCTTGTTCCACCTCCAGGCTTATCACTACCAAATTTTAATGACTTAAATTTGGTATCCTTTAATTTGTCAAATAATGACATAATTATTTAGGTAATTTATCAGTGTATTTTTGTCCTTTAGCGCTTCTGAATTTGTTTTTATTCATAGCATCTGTTTCATCTAGGATTGATGAGTTTCTTGTAATTTTTGGATCACCAATTGTAGATGATAATTTATGTAATGTTGAAGTTTTAGATTCAGCATTAAAATTAGGTTTAGTTCCACCAAATCCTAATGTTTTACTTATGTTTTGTAATAATCCCATTGTGTTATTTTGATATAAATATTAAAATTAAATAGATCTTCTTATATTTTGTTGTTGTTTTATAGTAATCGGAGTAGCAAATTCAGATGGACGAGCAATTACTGGTCGTTCTGATAGTTGATTAATACGATCACCTAGTTTAGTGATAGCATCTACTACATCACCTCCACCACCTAATGATAAAGCACCTGCGGGACCTGAATACACGTCATTACCTCTGAATAGATTAGTACCAGCAATTACTGTATCATTATTATTTAGTGCATATGAGCCTTGTGGAGTAGATAATGTACGATTACCATAACCAGACATTAAATCATTTGCATTTGCTGCAACTCCACCAGCAGCTAATAAACCACCAGCAATAGCTCCAGGTATTGCTCCAATACCACCAAAAGCAGACCCAACTGCAGCACCAGCTCCAACACCTGCTAATATTTTTAATATTGGGGCCGGTATTGCTTTAGAAATTGCTTCACCTATTTTACCTATTACTCCTAATATATCTCCTAGTAAATTTAAAAATTGACCAATTGGACCATCAACTAATGATACAAATATATCTTGTAGTTTTTCTACAGCATTATTAAATTTATCTTGTGCTGTTAATGCTTCTAAACGTTGAGCAACTTCTTCACCTGCTAATGCGGCAACTTCTTTACGTGACTTACCTAAATATTGTTGTTTTAATAATTGATCAGTTAATTCATCAGCAGTCAATCCTAAAGCAGAAGCAAAATCTTTCTGCGCTAAAACATTCATTTGACTGAACTTACTAAAATTCATATTCTGGCTAGCTAATTCTTTAGCTACGCCTGCTTGATCGCCTGATAAAGCTAATGCACGTGCACGTTCTAAGTTTAATTGCTGTCCAGTTATTAATTCAGCTTTTAATTCGTTTTCAATCGATGATTGAAAATCAAGTAATGATTCTGATTGTTTTTTAGTTTGTTCTAATGTTGTACCTAATAATTTAGTTTGGGTAACAGCCGCGGCGATTGCTGCTGGGTTACCTTTAAAATTAGCAAGTAATTGGCCTGATACTTTACCTACTTCGTCAAGTATTTGTTTATTATCTAATTGTATTCCTGCTTGGGATTGTAATGCTTGTGCAGTGCCTAATGCTTCAGTTGTTACTGTTCTAGCATTTGTACCCATTGCAACCGTTAATTTAGCTAATCCACCAGCAGATTCTTCTGATATGCCAATCTTACCAGTTAATGAGGTAAATTCTTTAGTTAAATCAGCTGAAAATGTTTGAGCTATTCCTAATTGTTGGCCTAATTTTAAAGTAGATTCAACTAGTTTTTCAGTAGTAACAAAGTTATCACCACTTTCTCTAGCCATGTCTGCTAGATTATCTCTAGTTTGAGCAGCTTCAAATTTAGTTTGAGTTAATGACTTAGCTAATTTAGTAATTTGTACATCGGCTTTGAAACCAGCATCAATCAAATAAGAAGCAATAGCTTCGGATGATTTAGCCATTGATCCAAAATTCCCTACTATTTTATCTAATCCAGGAATATTCTCTAAAAGTTTAGATGTTTGGCTGATTTCCCCATTTTGTCTTTCTAGTTCAGATAGTGTCTCTTCAGTGGCCTCTTTAATTTGGTTTTGTAATTTTAGGCCTTTTGATTCGTTAATTATTTTATTTTTTACAGCTCGTTCAATGGATTCTTTAGCTTTAAGCCCTTTTAATTCTAATTCCTGAATTTGTTTAGTTATATCTTTAGATTTTAGTTGACCTTTATCAAGTTTATATTGATTTTCAACTACTTTTTCACTAGCTTTTCCTAATTCATTAAGAGCACGAGTAGCGTCTGATTTTACAGTTCTTGCATATTCCTTAGTAAAATCATTAGCATCAAGAAGATTTTTATTTATTTGGGTTTTAATTACAGCTCCTAAACTGTTAAATGCATCTTTTAATGCAGATACAGTTTCAGCAGTTTCCTGTAATATTTTATTAGGATCTTGTTCAGCCATAATTAATTATATAATATAAATATCAAAAGCATCACTTTTGTGGTGATGCCTTGAATGAATAATCTGGTTTAATTGCAGGACGTGATATTTCCGCTTTAGTTGTATTAGTAGATTTATTTCTTTGTTTTTCTACTTCTTCGTTTTGCTTATCGATATAATCTTGAATTTTTCTAAATGTGAATTTACGTAACCATATTGGCATATCATAAACATCACTCCAGGAATAACCACCATTACCATGATAAACAATTTCATGGATTTGAGAGAATACTCCTAATCTATGCTCCGGTGTTAGGCCAAAAAAAGTTAATCCCAATTGGGATATCTACACCCTCCTGTGTGTACCCATCCTTATCAACCGTAATAACTGTGTTTATGTCTGGTGTTATTTTTGAGTAATACTCGCGTAATGAGCGTGAATCTTGAGCGGTCAGAGCGGTATCGACGAACTCACGGATATCTTTAGTTTCGCGCATTCCCTCCACAGATGTTATCATATGCTTTAGGCGAGTTGTTACATCGAATGATTCGTTTGGATATAATTTCTTTAATCCTTTTAATTCCTGATCGATTTTTCTTTCATCACCATGTGTTAGTATTTTAAATGTTACTAAGTTTTTTGATTGTGGTAGAGTAAATGAAAATTCGTTTAGACCTGGAGTAATTAAAGATTCATCAATATTTTTTTCACTTAATGTTGTTAAATCAACTGTATAATCATCTAATTGTTTTGTTGATGAATTATAGAATTGAATTTGATATTCTTTACCATATCCTAAAATACGAGCAGCAAACAACAATGCGTTTTTATCTCCAACTAATAATGTATTAAAATCAATTGGTGATACGATTAATGCTTGTAGTAATTTATCAATTACAGTTCCATTTTGGATATAATTTGAATTTGTTAATATATCTTCATGCTTTGCAGACATATATGACATTTCAATTTCACCAGATGATAATGGATTATCTTTTGGATATAATAAGCCTTTAGACGGTAAGGTGATTGTTTCGGTTGGTAATTTAAATTTGGATTCCATATAACAGTTTTATTGTGCGTATATAAATATATAAAACAAAAAACCCCTCGACAATATGACGAAGGGTTTTTAAATATTCACAATCTAATTTTTAATAATTCAATACGCAATAATCCATAGCGATTTCTAGATCAATTGATACGGCAGCTTCATTTGACCAATCATATGCTCCAAAGTTAGCAGTTTTAGCGTAAGCACCCTTAATAATCCATTCTGATACTACATCACCAACTGGTCCTAATACATTTAGAACTAAGTCTTTCTTGTAGAAATCTGAATATCCATCACGTCCAGTTACTGATTCGTGAGCTAAACGAGCCCATTCCATGATTGATTGTGCACCTGAAGGTGTTACTGGATCGTATAATGTCATAGACATATTATTCCATCTTACTTTACCTTTAACTTTACGGTAAGTGTTGATATGATCTAATATGATTTCGCCAGCATCAAATGATGGAGACGCTACTGATTTTACTAAATATGATGGGATACCATCTATATACATTATGAAACGATTTTGAACTTTTGGTTCAAAAGCGGTGAACATAATTTCTGAAGGATCTAATACTGCCATTTGTTATATATTGTTTATTATAAATATCAATTATTTAAATTTTTTATTATGCTGGGAAAGCAGCTCCAGTTGGCTGAAGTGTGAAATCCAATATAATAAATTCAGCAGTTTTAGTAGGTTGAACATAAATTTGACCAACTAATTGGTTTCTGTCGATTACATCTGCTGTATTGTTTGTATCGTCCATTATTACTTTATAAGCATATAATCCTTGTTTTGAAACGATTTGTTCCATGTATGGATTAACTACTGATAAGAAACGATTACGAGTTACTGTTGTATTTTGTTCAAATACT